AGATTTCATTTTATATAAATACCTATATGCGAACGTAGCCGAGGGGAGCTTCTACCTCCTTAGACGTAACTGGAGCTGTAAATGGGGGTTCGAATCCCTCCGTTCGCGCCATAGGAAACAAAAAAAATGAAAAAAACATTGTGTAATAAATGTAATAATTATTTTGCTAATAGAGCAGGCAATTATAATCGACATCACATGGTATGTGACGGAAATTATATTTTACCTGAACAAAGAGGTGTTTGTAAATATTGCAATATTAAGTTTGATCTAAATGATAAACCTAAAGGCTGGATGGCTAACCATAGCAGATGGTGTGATAGCAATTTAGATAGAGAAAAATATAAAAAATCAAATAAAACTAATATTAAATCTATGCAGACTCCAGAAGCTAGAAAAAAAGCTGTAGAAGGTATAAAAAAAGCATGGCAAGATGGTAAATATAATCATTGTGATCACAAAACATTTTTAGGTAGAACTCATTCAGATAAATCTAAAAAATTAATGAGTGAGAGTGCTTTAAAATCAAAGCACAGGAGAATTTTAAGATCAACTAGAAAATATATTTGTAAAGATGGTAGTGAAGTTTTATTAGATTCTTCTTGGGAAGAACAGTTAGCAATAAGATTGGATCAATTGAATATTAATTGGATAAGGCCGGAGGACCCTATTCAATGGTTAGATAAAGAAGGAAAAACACACAATTATTTTCCCGATTTTTATTTAACTGATTATAACATTTATATTGATCCCAAAAACGATATAGTATATAATATAACAATAACTAAAATAGAAGCTCTTAAAATTATTTTGCCTAATCTTATTATTTTAAGATCTTTAGAAGAGTGTAAGAATTTTAAAATATAATGTCCGTTTAGCCCAGTGGTAGGAGGCAAGGCGCTTAAAACGCCTACAGGACTGGTTCGAATCCAGTAACGGACACCAAAATCTCCAAAATGCTTGTTCGAATCCCACCGCGCGTACCAACAACACAAGTGAGTGAAAATGAAATTAGCTGATTTGAATCACGATGAACACGTCAGAGATCGTTTTGAATATAGAAGAAAGCTGTTCGATCAAAAGGTCAAGAAACTTCCTTTGATTGTTGATCAATTAAAAAAAGCAAATCAGAAACTATCCGATGCAATTTGGAATAATAATGAAAAACAAATTGAAGAAGCTAGATTAGAAGTTGTTCTTTATCAAATTAAACATAACAGTGGCGAGGTGAAAGATTTTGACAAAATTCATCAAATTAACTAACGACATTGATGCACACAAAGGCAATCCAATCTATATTAACAAGGATTATATTGCTGCTGTCTTAGAAGCACAAGCTGGTGCTGGTGGAATCAAAACAATTATTTACGGTGGACCTACAGGTGTCCAATGGGAGGTAGAAGAGACTGCAAAGACTGTTGTCTCTATGATTGAATCGGATTGGCAAAATGATTAAAGAATTTATTGTAAAGAAGAAACCTTTGATTCAAAAGGCAATTCAATATACTCCAGAGCTAACAGATGAAGAAGTTCGTCGTTGGTCCAACAATGCTGCTTTTATTACACATCTCGATCGAGATGATGAACCATGTGTTATGATTATGACACTTGAGGGTGCAATGAGAGCATACTATGGTGACTATATTATGCAGGGTGTCAACGGTAATGATTACTATCCTGTAAAAGAGTCAATTATGATTAAGTCGTATGATTTTTTGAGGGATTGATATGAGTGTTGATATTGTTGCTGTGACTCGTCCAACAAATGGTTTGGACGTCAATGAATTTGTTGCCTATGTTGCTCGTGTCTCTAATCCTTCTAATCAAAACAACACAGAGACAGCTCCAAAGCTATTGAAGTACTTGATTTCAAACAAACATTGGTCACCAATGGAAATGGTCCATGTAGTTATGGAAATTAATACAACTCGTGATATTGCTCGTCAAATTTTAAGACATCGCTCATTTGCTTTTCAGGAGTTTAGTCAACGCTATGCAGATCCTACCAATGACTTGGGTTTCACCACTCGTGAAGCCCGTCTCCAAGATACAAAAAATAGACAAAATTCAATTGAAGTTAAAGACGATCCAGAGCTCAAACACGGCTGGAATGAGCGTCAAAAGATAGTTATTGAATATGCCAAAAAAGAATATGATTGGGCAATTCGTAACGGTATTGCAAAAGAACAAGCTCGTGCAGTTCTTCCAGAAGGTCTTACTGTTTCTCGTCTTTATATGGCTGGTTCTCTTAGAAGCTGGGTACACTATTGTCAGCTACGCTGTTCTAATGGTACTCAGAAAGAACACAGAGAAATAGCAATTGATTGCTGGTATAAACTAATCAATGAGTTTCCAAGTCTTAAAGATCTCGACCTTATTACACCATAATTTAGAAAAAACCGTTTAATATCAATGGCATATTTTTGTTGCTATTTTTATCTTTTTATTCTATTATAATACTATAGAATAATGTTGAGCAATAGAAAAATGGAAAACATTAAAGTAAAACATACAGAGTTTGTTCTCAATGGTGCAAAGTGTGAACGCACTGATGCTTGTTATACAATAGATGGCAGACCTCATTTTGCAAGATTGCCATGGATTGCATCTGCACAAGAGGTTCGCTTTTTTATTATGAGACAAAGACAAGGATATGCAAAATGAGTGTTGTAGTTTTTGATATTGATGGAACAATTGCTGACAATAGTCATCGCCAGCACCACCTCATGGGCGAAAAGAAAGACTGGAAATCATACAATGCGACTATGGCTGATGATGGCTTGATTGAAGATGTCTCACAGTTGCTCGTAACTATGTCAATGACTCACGAAGTCATCCTTTGCACTGGACGTGAAGAGGTGTTTCGTTCCGTTACGTGGACGTGGTTGGAAAAACACCGTGTGGGCAAATATATTCAAGATTTGTATATGCGTCCAGAAAAGGATTATCGTTCAGACGCTATCGTCAAGGTGGAGCTGTTAAACAAGATTATAAAAGAGTATAGCAAGCCAAAATTCTGGTTTGATGATCGTCAACAGGTAGTTGATGCTATTCGTGCAGAAGGTGTTCGTGTATTGCAAGTTGCACCAGGTGACTTTTAAAAATAATCATGCCTGTATTGTGTGATTACCTTGCTGTACAATGGGATGGAATTGTCTGGGTAAGACATGAGCATTGTCAGTTTGCTAAAACTGATGATGGAATTGATGGGGTCTATATTGGCGCAAGAATATTTGATTTTAGACCAATACAATCTATCGATCAAGGAAGATGTGCCGATGCAGACAAAAAAACATATCCGCGTTATAAAATTGGCGATAAAGAATGGGTTTGTGTAATTAAATGAATATAGCTTTAGACTTCGACGATACATATACTCGTGATCCTGCAATGTGGGATTTATTCATTTTTGATGCCAAGAATAGGGGTCATGATATACGTATCGTCACTTTCCGTAAACCAAGCATGACTGATCCTGCATTAGATTGGTTAGGTTCAGTTATTCCTGTTATCTTTACCGATTATACACCTAAGCGTAAATTTACTAACACAATGGGCTGGCTGGTGGATATTTGGATCGATGATAGTCCAGAGTTTATAGTAGATGTTCCTTTAATTGGTAATAGTAATGATTAAGTTTCAAAACACTAATCTTGTTGATAAACAACATATCAAGATGTTGCGTAGTTTGAGTGAGTTCGTTATTAACAAATTCTTTACCAAGCCTAAGCAAAACAAGCTAAATATTTTGGTCTCATTCGAAAAAGATCTTTTTGAAAGAACAAACCAATACGCTAATTGTATCTGGGAAGATGAACATTATCGTCCGTTTGATTTCTCAATTCAGATTGATCCAAATCAAAAAATACAATTGCTACTAAATAGTCTTGCTCATGAACTCGTACACGTTAAACAATGGGCAAAAGGTGAATTTTATCAACTTCAACGTGAAAGAAGTGTCTATAAATTTAATGGGCAAAAATTCGACACAACGAAGATTGATTACTGGGATACGCCATGGGAAATCGAAGCTCATGGACGTGCAATCGGGTTAGTCGTTCAGTGGGTAAGGCTAAATAAGCTCACTGACAATAATTTAGTCGTAGAAGGCTAACTCAAATTTAATGAAACTTAAGGAGTACTAAATGAAGAAGCTACTTATTACTGTTGCCGCACTCGTGCTTGCAACTTCCGCATATGCAACTGATCTTCCTAAGAAGAACAAGGCACCTGCTGCACCTGCTGCTGTTGCTACGTCATCAGAAAGCACAGATAGCTTGACTGCTGCTTATGGTCAGGATACTGCAGTTGGCAATCTTGGTTCAAAGACAGATGACATCTATCAATTGACATATACACACAAGCTTGGCAATGGCTTTAGCGTTGGTGGTATGGCTCAGACAACTCAGGATACTAGCAACACTGTAAAGCAGAATCTTGAAGCTCAGGCTGGTTATGCACTTCCTGCATTTGCTGGTGTTGCTGTTTCTGGTAAGGTTGGTGTTGGTGAAAAGTTCCAATCAACTAACTTTGGCTACTATGCATTGTATGGTGCAGCAGACTATAAGGTTATGGACAAGTTGACATGGAACGCTGTTTCATATCGTTACCGTTCAGCTTTTGATACAGCAAACTATGGTTATCAGAGCAATCAGCTTGGTACAGGTGTAACTTATGATCTTGCTTCAAACTATGCAGTAAGTGCAAAAGTATACCGCAACTATGATACCAGCTTTAATTCAACTGGTGACCAGTTCATGCTTGGTTTGAATGTAAAGTTCTGATCAATTGTTGTAATCTAAGACAAAAGGCACCCTTGTGGTGCCTTTTTTATTATATAAATACTCAAGGTAATTCTATAAAGGAATATAAAATGAGTAACAAAGATACAAGTATGGTAGATCATTTTGCCAAAGCAATTTCTGCCAAGATTGCAGAAGAGAAAAAGGTATTGTCTGCTGAGAATTTGACTCCAGCAAAACCTGCTGCAGGTCCTAGTTTGGTTGACCAATTTGCCAAGTCAATTTCAGATAAAGTTGCGGAAGAAAAGCACAAATTGGGCGAATAAAATAACTGTTGACCTTATTAAGCCTCCATGCTATTATTAAAATATAAGCAATGGAGGCTTTTTTATGTCTAATCAACGTGCAGGCAAGACTCATTCGGCAGCTTTGGTCGATGGTGACAAGATTTCTCTACAATCTCTCATTACTTTCTGTAAGGAAGCCAGGAAAGATCTGACTTCTGAAGGCGAAGAAGATTCTGCTCTTAGGTTTGAGATCTTGGAGGAATGGCTTCGTAATGACTTCAAAGGATCATTTAAATACCAATCCAAGATGATTGGATTGTAACAAAAGGGGCTCTTAGGAGCCCTTTTTTAGTTTTCATAAATATATGAGAATTATGGTATCAATGCATGGCAGTCTCAACTTTATTAGAATTACAGAAGTCCATTGAAAAACTTGGATTGCAGGTCACAAAAGATTCTGCATCTAGGTTGATTGTCTATATGCCTGATAAAGAAAGAGTATCGACTCTCAAAACAATTGCTGCCAATTTCAATGGCAAATACCTAAGCCAAAAATCAGGATCTGGTTGGAAGAGTAGTAAAGGTGCTGCTCAGATTGGCAGCTTCATTGTAATAGCAAAGCCTACCACAGAAGGAACATCTGGAGGCAATATTGCTTCTCTTGATGCAAGAGTATTTACTGCTGGTGGTAAGGCTGGTACATTTGAATATATGGGCAAGCCAGTTAAGGTATCTACATTTACGAAGCCTGAAGTGCTTAAAGCTTCCATCCTCAAAGGAATAGCAGGTAGCAAACTATTAGGTGAACCTTACAGAGAGATATTTGAAGACTTCTTTACCAACAAACAAATTAAATGGCCACCTGGCACTCCACTTCCTGTTATCAATAAGTTAGGAGTGTATCTTGGTGAAGTACTTGTTGGATGGACAATACTAGCAAAACAACAAAACAAATTTTTTGCAAATAATCCTTTTAAGGGTAATCCAAAAGCATTTCATATTCCTATCGATCCAGCTTTCAGTGGAGTCGATAGCTTTCTAGAATTAGATGATGGAACATATTACTCAATTAGTTCTAAATTTGGTGGTGGAGCAAAAGCAAGTATCTTTACCAACCTAATCGAGAAGGGCGTCGATCACTATCAAGATCTCGATAAGTCAGTATTTAAAGATTTATGTGGTGTAGTAGAAAATACAGTAGGTGATCCGAAGAAATCTAAAGAAATTGTCTACACATATGGTGTATGGCAAATGCTTGGTTTGAAAAAAGATATCAAAGCACCTGCTGATGTTTATACTCAAATATTTAAGGGTGAAACGAAAGCAGAAGCTGCAAAGGTGATTGCAAAGATATCAGATCTTGCTAAAGAAAATCAACAAATTACATCACAACTCCCATACTCTGTTAGTGCATATTTTAACAGAGAGATTGCCAACAAGTTAAACAATGACAAAGCAAGCCTGGAACAGATAAGAGAAATACTTACTGGTAAAGATTATTATCAAGCTAACCTAAATATTAATGACTGGGTTAAAGGTACAATTAAATTTAAATTTCTTTCCAGCAAAGAAGCAAAGGTAAAGATTATAGGTAGCAAGAGTGCTATTAGTGATCTTTCTAGCAAACAAGGTTGGATTAACTACGAGCTTTCTTATTAAGGTAAAAAGATGAAAACATTTATCACATATATTGAAGAAGCAGCCAACTCTGGTGTTGCATCTGCCAAGCATCAAGAGCATCCAGAGGATAATGCTGTAAAGAGCAAGGAGGGATTCTCTCATGCTATCTCTTCTCTAAGAGCTATCCATAAAGGATTACAATCTGGTTCAACAGATCATGAGACTCATGTATCTACAAAGCTTGATGGTGCACCTGCAATTGTATTTGGCCATCATCCAAAATCAGGAAAGTTTTTCGTTGCAACCAAGCATGGTGCATACGGTAAAACTCCAAAGCTTGCAACTACTCATCACGAAGTAGATCAACACTATGGTCACTCAGAAGGTCTTGCTCAAAAGCTTCATCATGCATTAGAACATCTTCCAAAGGTTACCCCAAAGAAGGGAATATATCAAGGTGACTATATGCATGATCACAGTGAGATTCATCACTCAGATCATGAAATTAATTTTAAGCCAAACACAATTCGCTATCACCTAAACAAGAATAGCGAAGAAGGAAAAAAGGCATTGAAGTCTAAGATGGGAATTGCAGTCCATACAAAAATTGAAGGTGATCCTGATCATCCTCACACACTTCATGCATCACCACTCACAGACCATTCGCATTTCAAGAAACATCCTGATGTTCATATGATCTCACCGGAGGCTAAATTATCATGAGTCACCTTACCCCCGAACAAAGCAAAAAGGTAGAAGATCATCTTGCAAAAGCAGAAGCTATTCATAACAAGCTTCCTGATAGCCATCATGATATTGTAAACAAGCACAGTGAACATTTTGACACATATATCAACAAGACTGTTCGTACTGGTGAAAAGCCTTCGACAGAAGGCTTGAGAAAGCACATCCATGATCGTCTTCAAAAAGAAGTAGACAAGGTTGTTACTCCTGTCGCAAAGGAAAGAAAGACAGAAGTGTTGAACAAGGCACTTGCTCATCATGATACTCATGAAAAGCATTTCCAACATGCTTTGGATATCCATCATCACGTTCAGGCAGCAAAAGATATTCTTACGAAGGGTTTGCACAAGGCTCAAGAAACATCCAACCCTATGCAACAATCCATCGAGGGAAAGAAAACAGATCCAGAAGGATATGTTGTTCATCATAAGGGTAAGATCACAAAAATGGTTAACCGTCATGAGTTCTCTCAGGCTAACTTCAATAAGCCAAAGGATTGGGCAAAATGAAAACTTTTGCTAACTTTATTTCAGAAGAAAAACAAAAGCATGCAACGTTTGCTTACGGAAGATTCAATCCTCCTACAATTGGTCACGAAAAGTTAATTCATAAGGTAGAAGGTGAAGCAAAGAAGTCTGGTGGCGAAGCTCATATCGTTGCATCTCATTCTGAGGCAACTGGTAAGAATCCCTTACAAGTTCACCATAAGGTTGGTTACATCAAGAAGGTTGCAGAGAAAGGAACACACGTTACTTCTTCTGACAAAGAACATCCAACACTTCTTCATCAACTTTCAAAACTACACAAGAGTGGTGTAACTCATATTAATATGGTTGCAGGATCCGATCGTGTAAAAGAATACCACGATTTGATTCACAAATACAATGGTAAAGAAGGTTCTCACGGACACTACAATTTCAAATCTATTAAGGTTACTTCTGCAGGAGAAAGAGATCCAGATGCAGAAGGAACAAAAGGAATGTCCGGAACAAAAATGAGAGAACGTGCCAGAGCAGGTGACACAGAAGGGTTCAAAAAGGGTCTTCCTAAAGCTCTTCACCCTCATGCAAAAGAGATAATGGGACATATTCAAGCGATCAAGGAATCGTTGATATCTGACGAAGATGAGTTAAATTACGATGTCATATAATACTCTCACACTTTCTGTAAACAAACAAGGCGAATATTTGATTCCTCAGATGTTTGTTGCAGGAAGAACAACAACTATTATTGCATCTGTTTCAAATACTGGATATGTCACTGCAGAGGCTGTTGTAAAACAAGGTTCTACTGCTGTGTTCAAT